CGAAAGAAAGGCCAAGGAATTGTTCAAGAACATCGAAGAAGAATTCGACTTCTCCATCACGGACCAGGATCTGCACACTTGCTTTGTCGAAGCAGCCACCAAGTTCGAAGCAAGAGGCCACGACCTAAATGATCTACTGGACGTAGCCAAGTGGACAGACATGAACGCTGACCAAGTCAAGGCTTTCCTCAAAGCGCAGCAGAAACCATGCAACGGAAAGGACCCCAACACCACGGACAAGGCAGGACAAGGTATCTCAGCGTGGTCGAAGACTTGCAATTTTCAGATCTGCGTTTGGACGCGACTTCTCGAACACGTGCTCGTCAAGCAAACGAAAGGTCGGGTCATCATAACAACTGGCATGACCGACCTCGAAGTCATGACCCTGCTGGAACAGAACCACCAAGTTGGAGACGGGCACATTGACAACGACTTCCAGGAATTCGATTCATCCCAGAACAACTTGGGACGCTGCATTCTGCGCAAAGCTTTGGAGAAGCTAGGTTGCCCTCAGCACTTGCTCGAGGACTTCATGAGGATGCTTGCCAGCAGAATGATTTCAGCAGAGATGCTCACCCTCTCGGTTGAAGACAAGAAGGATTCCGGTGCTCCCCACACGCTCATCGACAACTGCCTGTTCAACATTTCGATCTGTTTGGACGTGATGAAGGATTTCCGCGTACTCTTCATCAAAGGAGATGACTCCCTAGGGCTCGGACCAAACGTGCGTTTCGACGAAGAGAAGATCAAGATCTACACTACCGAGTGCGGCTACAGCTTCAAACCACACTCGCAACACAGTGGCGAGTTCGTCAGCTTCCTCGTCAACAAGTTCGGCGTCGGACTCGATATCGCGCGGATTTCAGCGAAAGTACTAACGCGCGGGTACAAGGATAAGGAAGACTTCGACAACTACCGCACTGCGATCGGGGTCATCCTTCGTCCGTTCAAGATGGCATCATCTTTGCAGATGATCAAAGTCAACGCTTACCATCACACTCAAGGACTCCGATGCGCGAACGACTTCGATTGCTTGCTCTCCTTCCTGTTCCGTTTCGCTGAAGGCTCGATTCCTTTCTCAAGGACCGTCGAATTCGAGGACATCGCGATCATATCCGACTGCCCCGCTGACAGAACCGACCACACCATCCCGAAACAT